ATGGTTGCAAAAATCTACCGTCCGACGAAATCCGCCATGCAATCCGGCAAAGCCAAGACCCATCTTTGGGTTCTGGAGTTCGATCAGGAACAGCCGCGCCGCATCGAACCCATCATGGGTTACACCTCTTCCGCCGATACGAAGCAGCAGGTTCGCCTGACCTTCGAGACGCAGGAACTGGCGGAAGATTACGCCAAGCGCGAGGGTATCGAATACCGCGTCGTCCTGCCGAAGGAAGCAGCGCGCCAGACGGTCTCCTATCCCGACAATTTCCGATACAGCCGCCTTCAGCCCTGGACGCATTGAGCGCCATTGCCTAGCTATCAACATAGCTCAAGGCCCCTTAGCTCAGCTGGATAGAGCACCTGCCTTCTAAGCAGGTGGTCGCAGGTTCGAATCCTGCAGGGGTCGCCAACGATTTCAATAGCTTATCCTCAGGTTTGCACGTCTGCCAAGACCGCGTTTACAGCCTTTTCGAAGCCGTTTACATTTTCTATTCACGTGATGTTCTTTTCCATCCGCAAGATGACAGCGTCACTGTGCTTCTCGAGCACTCTTCCCACCTCAGAAATCGAATGCCCAGTGATCGAAGCGATCTGCTCGGTCGTCGATCCTTCCCGCCGACGCTCCGTGATGAACGTCCCGCGCAGGTCGTGGAAAGTCACTCCCTCAATCTTCAGCCGGTCGCATTCTTTTCCCCACGAGGTCTTGAAGCCGTCCTTCGACCACGGCCGCCCGCGCGAGTTGTTCAAGATCCGCAGGGTGTCGGTCGGCAGGTTGTCCAGCATTGTCTTTAGCCTGCTGTGGACCTTCACGCGCACCCGCTTGTTCGGCTTACCTGGCTTCGACTTCCCCTGCTCGAATGACAGATGGGTGCCGTCATATTGCTTCCAGGTCAGCAGCAGGAGATCGCCTTGGCGCTGGCCGGTATGGATAGCCATCTCGAAAGCTAGGAGCATGTGCGGTTTGGCCTCCGCCCTGAACAGCGCGATGAGGTCAGGCGTCCAGACGCTCTCCTTACGGGATCCAGTGTAGAGGCGATTGATGCCGGTGCACGGGTTCTTGTCGATCATCTCCTCGTCGATCCCGAACGTGAAGACGCGCGAGAGGGAGAACAGCATCTGATCTGCGGTGCGCGGGTTGGCGGAGAATGTGTAATGCCATTTCCGGATCATGGCCTTCATGCCGCGCTGCTGGGTGAGCTTCAGCGGGAGACCGGGCCATTCCTTTCGGATCTCCTTAAAGGAGAACCGGTGGCTGCACTGCGTTTTTTCGGCCAGGGCAGCAAAAGCCGGGCTCTTCTGAAAAGCGGTGATGAGGCTGTCGAGGGTCTTCACCCCTACCGGCAGGCTTTCGGCTTTGTGCCTGGCAAGCTCCGCGGAGAATGCCTCTGTGCCTGGAGGCGAAACCATCTTCGGGCCGCCGCGCCAGGCGTAGTAGTGCCAGCGCACCTGCCCATCGGCGAGCGTGCGCTTGACCTTATGAATGCCTTTGAGCTTCACGAGCACGTTCCTGGTCTCTCCACGCCTGCCATTCGGCTAATGACGTGAAGTCTTCGGGCTTCAGGTCAACTACCTTCGGCCTGTGGATATCATGGATATCGGGGGAAACTCCGACACGTCGGCCATCGACCGTCTCAATCCAGACGGTGACACCTTTCGCCTTGGCAATATCAGCCATGCGCTTCAGGTCTGCGGATTTCACGAGGGCCGGCGTCGTCATGTCTCGCTCCCTTCGTCTGCGGGGTGGATTCCCACCGCCCTCGTTTGGGGCGTTGGACCGCATTCGTAGGCCTTAAGTCCCGATGGGCGTTGGGTACGATTTCGACCGAAACTCCGGATAGTTTCTCGGGTTTTGATCGCAGTGCACAATGGAGATGGAACACCATGCATAGATACTTCCTTCACCTGAAGCATCTGGACGAGCTCGTGCCGGATTGCGAAGGCGCCCAATTGGAAAGTATCGAGGCAGCAAAGGACGAAGCGAGATGCGCCGTCCGGGACATGGCTTCTCAGGCCTTGCAGGCAGACACCGATTTCACGCTGCAGAGTATCCGCATCTGCAACGGCAACGGTGAGATGCTTGCGGAAGTCTCCTCCCAGGACGTCCTGGCAAAGGTATTCTCGCCGGGGTTTGCTCCGGCTTGAAAAGCTGGTGAAGCCTTCCCTCGTGCCCGAAGCGGTGCAACTGCACGCTTTCGTACGTTCGCTTCGGGCGGCCTTGTCATGTGGGGCGAACAGATACACAATATCATTATGTACCTGAACAGAACACAGCGACTGGAAGTCTTGCTCAATCACCTTACAGCCACCGAACTTCGCGGCGCTCCTACTGGCGTGGGTCTTCGAACGGCCCTCGAAGCGCGCGATCTGGGGTTTGTCGAGATCGTGATGAAGGGTCGTGTCGCCTCCTACCGACTTACGAAAGCCGGCAAAGCCGCTCGTGCCACACAGCGATGACAGGTGATCCACAATCGTCAAAAGAGATGACGGAGTAGCCAGCACCCAAGCTTCTTGGCAACAACCGTACCAAGCCGGACATGCGCTGTGAAAGGTGTAGTGTGCAGCTTGTACTGTCGGACCTGAGGAGAGACGCTGGTGCCTAATCAATGGTCTTACTTTCCGTCTGTCATAACCTCCAACGACTTGTGTAGTCTCAGGATTGCGCTCCAACACGCTTGTGCCATTTCTCATGTCACCGATGAAGCGGACGTGGATTTGCTGGCGAAGTCGGTTTTTAAATACTACCAGCGTGGTTTGACGGAGCCCAAACGGCTCGCTGAGCTTGCCTGTTTCGTATGCCGGCTCGGAGAGCCGCGTGACGCTCCGAAAGCAGCGCGTAGCGCGACATCGCGGCCGGATCACGTTGCCGCAATCAGCACGTCTCCCGTTCCCTAACATGAACCGTGTGTAGGTCGAACGTAGCGATCCGAGACTCATGCTTCCACCCCCGTCTGGGGTGCGGGCGGCTCGACCTTCCGTAAATCATTCGGCTTGAACTCGTCGGTAATGTAGCCATCGTGCAAAAGCGTGATGCATGAATCCAGCCGATCTGAGCTGTAGATCCGGCGTAACTCAATGCCGATGACTACGCCTTCGAAGCGGTCATGATCTGCGCACCCGTCAGCAACGACCCGATCGCCGATGCGGAAGCCATTGAGGTCGGGGATGTGAACGATGGTGTTCTCGTAATCAAGCTTCAGCTCACGCATTGTCCCAGCCCTCCGTGGTCGCCAGGGCGGCGCGGATAGCCTTCTCGATGATCTCGTAGCTGGTCTCATAGCCATCTGCGTCGATCGCTTCGTTGAAGGCTTTGATGGCAAGAGCTTTGATCTCGTCATCACCAGCCGCATTCGGTTGGCGTCGTGACGTCTCTTCTTGCTTCTGATCGCCTTTCTCGGCAGTGTCGGACGCATGAGGGTCTGCAAGGGGATACGCGATATGGATTTCCTGGCGGACGTTATCTCCAACTTGCTGGTCGGCATACGTCCTGCGACTAAGTTCTGGCTTGTAGTAGAGCTTACAGTCGCAGCTGTTTTGGTGGCCGGGTTGCTTTATCTGCTTTTCGCTAGATGAAGCTGCCGTCCGCGAACTCGGATGGGGGGCTGTGGCTGTTAACGCTAGCTCCAGTCTTGGCTCGACAGCTATGCCGATGCCTGTATGGCTTCCGAGTGTAGGAGAGCCATCATGATTGCACGGATCGTCACCATACTTCGTCCCATATGCGTTGCTGCGACCGTCGCCCTCGCCGTCATATTGATCCTGTGCTTCTGGGACTGGCAGGTTGTGACCTGGGAAACCTTCTGGAAGTTGTTCTTCTCTTACATCGTGCTCATGAGCGCTTACACGTTGATCTATTTCATCGACGATCCTAGGCGCATCACAGGGGGATAGTGTCGCTGGCGGGACCTGAGCAGCGACGACACCCGGCAGATTCATCTTTGGAGATGAGTTCTGCTCCTGTTCGCGCTCGGTTCTGCCTACGCGAGTACAATCTAAAACAGCTATGCCGGCTTGTTCTGCGACCACATGTGTCTCGGGTGCTGGGGTGGCGGGCAAGAAGTCGCCGTAAGAATAGGTATCCATCTGGCCGCCTAACAGCTCGTGACCAGTCTCGAGATCGACGACGGGGGAACCCTCCAGGCAGGCGGCGTGGCAGGTGCCAAGCTCGATGTCGTCGGCGCAGATGTCGCCCGGCTGAAAGGGCACTGCGCAGATCGGGCAGCAGTGAATTTCATTGGTCATGGCTTCATCTCCTGCGCTGGCGCGGCCCGGTACAGTCGCCGCGGGGGAAGGGGTGTCTTCGTCTGTCGTGCGGCTGCCTTCTCCGTCTGTGGGAAGCCCGCGCTGCGGAGAGGCTTCGCGGGGGCAGGGCGAGCGCCGATGTGCTTCTGCCGGATCGCGGCGACCGTCGCCTTCTCGGCGACATCGAGAGCCGTCTTCACCTTGTGGCACTTGCGATGGGCCGGGCGGAGGTTTGCCTCGCGATTTTCTCCGCCGTTGATCAGCGCCTTGACGTGGTCAAGATCCCACTTCTGCGCGGTCTGGATCTCGCAGCCGCATAGGTGGCACCGGTTGTCGCGGTCGAAGATGCGCTGGCGGACTTTGCCTGGCGCGCGGTGATCGTCGGTCTTGCCGATCCACTCGGAAACGCTTCTGCTCATAGCAGGTCCTCCAGGTCGATCTGTGGAGACTTGCGCCGGCGCGTGACGCGAGCGTTGGCCGCATGGTGCTTCGCATCCCAACGAAGGTGACAGCGCTGGCAGAGGGCTCGGCAACGATCCAGGTCGGCATGGCTTTCGTCATGATCCATATGAGCGATCGTCAGAACGACCTTGCTGCCAGTCTCAGGATGCTGCTGACCATTTGCAGCTCTGCATTCTGGATGCATAGGTGTTCCTTCGCAGGCATTTCCAGCCCGCGCGAGAAGGGACGCGCGGAAAGCTTTCCATTCCTTCGAATGCGTTCCGCCACCGATGTAGAGGGCTTTGCGTTCCGCACGGATCGGCATCAGCCCCTCCCGATCTTGGCAGCCAGCTTCGCCAGAGCAGCAAGCTGAGCGGTGATCTCGGCGAGGGTCTGCCGGGCGTTGCCGTGGACCGGTTCGGGGATCGGGGCCGCGAGCCGGTCATCGTTCGCGCTGACCATCTCGACACCCCATTTCGAGGCGAAGGCCTTGCGCTTGGCTTCCATGACGGGAGCGAACGGATCGGGTGCCTTCTCAGGCAAGCGGCGGGTATGGCCGGAGACTTTGGTGGTCTTGGTCATGCTACCCTCCGGTCATTGGCGCCTTCATGGAAGCCACCACGGATCGTCTCGGTGAGATGGATTCCGTTCGTGTCGCAGAAGGCGATTGCATAGGTGATCAGGCTCGCGGCGCGGCCAACCGACATGCGGGCCGTGCTCTCGCGGATGTTGACGAACTCGTTCTCGAGGCCGGGAATGATCTCGACGTCGCCGGCCGTTGCAACGGTGTGGCCGGAGACGAGCAGGACCTTCCAAGCCTCGGCATCGCGGCGCTTGCCAGCCCACGTCATCTGCGAGTGGGCAATGTCGGTGCAGATGGCATGAAACTTGGCGTTCTGGTCGCCGCTGCGCGTCTTCGGGCCGATGCTGATCGCGCTGCCTTCATCGGCAGCCTGAACCGCGGCGAGAGCGTTCGCGCGGACCCTGTCGTTGATGAGGATGAACCGTTGGCGCTGGGTCATGGTCAGCCCGCCATCAGCGGATGGTTGCGGATTGCTTCAACGTCGTTCTGATTGGTGGGAGCAGGTAGGGCCAAGTGCTGACGCGCGAAGTCGAGGTAGTCGGCTGCCAGCCCCTCGCAGTCTGAATGAAGGTTTGGGTAGCGGTACGCCTTCAGGATCTGCGGAGTTGCTACTCGATAGACCTGCGGCTCCTCCTCTTTCAGCACGAAGATGTTCCACTGGAAGGTGTCCGCGCCGAACAGGTCGAGGTAGAACTTCCATTGGCATCCGTCGAGATAACGCTCCGGATCGAACTTGCTGGTCGTCTTGTGGTCGAAAACGATCTTGCCGTGCAGTGCATCGACTTGACCGGTCACTTCAAGATCGCCGTAAAAACCATAGGCGCGCATCTCGCGGATGGCCGGAACAGAGATCTCCGCATCCGGCAAAATGAACCGGAAGCCGTTGGCCTCGAACACGTCGTGATCACCATCTTTTGCCAACTCCATAGCTCGGTGGAAAGCCGTTCCGGCGCGCATGGCGTCGGATGGCTCGTCCACGGTGATGAAGCGGATCAGGTCGGCAACAGTCGGCTCCTCCTGCCCGTCGAAGAGCGGCCGCCAGTTTTTCCACTGGCGGTATGCTTCAACGTTCGAGACGCGCGCCAGCATCACGCGGCCTCCTTGTTCGACATGACAAACTGGCCTTGTGCCTTATCGAAGTGGGCACCGATGGCGTTTGCCTTGTCCCGCATCATGATCTTGCAGGCCTGTGGGGCATTCGCCACGCGACCAAGAAGACCATTCAACTGATCGATGCTGCTGACCTTCGAAAGCGTCGTCCGGAACCATTCCTGCTCGGCGACCGCTTCCTTCTGCGCAGCAGAAGCCTCGTTCAGCCGGTCCTTTGTCTGCTGGATGACACGACCAAGGAAACCTTCGAAATCCTCGCTTTCGAAATGCGGCACCTTCATAGGATCCAACTGGCCCGGGTTCTTGCCGAACGCCGCATCCGTGGGAGAGAACAGGAGCCAGCGCTGCTTGTTCTCGATGACAAGCCGGCCCATGGCATCAGCGCTCTTGTAGATCTCGCCCTTCGACCCGCCCTGAACGTCGAGGCGTTCGATCACATCGTCACCGTTGCGCTGCTCGTCCATATGAGCGATCAGGACAACGTCCTTGCCGAAGCTGTTGAGCAGTTTGAGGAAGGACCCGAAGCGGGACTTCAGTTCGCCGTAACCCTGCAGAGTGAGGGCACCGCCACGGCCATGCTTCGGGTTACTCTTGATGATGTCGACGGACAGCGCATCGAGCGCCCGGCCAGCGGTATCAACGATCACGGTCTTGAACGGCTCCAAGTCGCCAGCGTCAATCCCTGCAATATCAGCCCACGAGGCTACGCGAACGACGTCCTTGCGGTTGGCAGCACGGTGACTGCCGTTGTCAAAGTCGAGCAGAAGCGGGGCTTCGGCAGTGAAAGCCAAAGAGGTCTTCGCGATGCCGGGAGGTCCATAGATGACCATGTTCAGCCGCTCTACATTGATCGGGTCCGAGGCCCGCGTAATCTTCAACGCCATGTGACGTTCCTTTCTTGGTTGCTGAGATTTTCTTGCTTGAAGTGGTTGTCGAGGGTGAAGAGGCTGACGGCGATGACGGCGAGGTAGAAGGCGACGGTGGCCATCTCCAGAAAGCGGAAGGACCGATGCTTGGCTGCGACGGTCTGGACGGGGCGGGCGGCATAGGAGGCGCATTCACCTCCCTCGCAGCAGCCGGAGAATTGGTTGGCAGCACAGCAGTTACGCATCACGCACCTGCCTTTCGAGCGGCGATCATTGCGTCTGCGATCTCGAAAGCCTTCATCGCGAAGTAATCAGCTGGAGCATCGTCTCGATGCCTGAGATCCTGTGCGCACTGGCGAATAACACCAGTGATAGCCTGACCGGCGAACCAGTCGCGGAGGCTCATGCCGGGGTAGGCAATATGCTCGTCACCTTCGAGACTGAGATGAACCGGAAGCGGATAAGCGGACCCGCCGTCTTCGATCTTGTTCATTCCGCAGCCTCCAGAACAGGAGCGGCGGTAAAACGCTTGCGGTTATAAGCGAGGGAACGACAATGGCGGTAGTCAGCAAGAAAACGAAGAAGCGGGCGGTCCGGTCCTTCAAGGGGCTTGAGGTGGCAAACAGCGATCTAGAATTCGCCGGGCTGGGCAACCAGCATTCGGAGATGAAGGTCATCGAGATCGATAACCCGCACTACAGCAAGGCGCATGCTGGCGCGGCGGGTAACCCGGCGACCGTCAGCGCAGCTTTCAACCTCCGTGAAAGCCCGATCGCGATGATGTTCGCGAAGGGCCACCTGGAGCCGCACCAGCTGCAGGCTGCGAACGAGTTCCGGCGCGTCTGGGAATCGCTCGGCGGGGCAGGGGCTGGGTCCTTCGACTATACCCGCGAGCAGGTGGATGGCGGCGGCGTGCGCGAGCCTATCAGTGACCGGCAAGTCGACGCAGGCAAGGCGCTGAAGAAATGCCAGGAGGTGCTTGGCCCACGACCGTACGATATCGTCTGCAAGGTGGCCGGTGAGGGGCGCACGATTGCCGAGCTGGGGTCGACAAAACGGGAACGTTACACCCTGGCTGACTACCTCAGGAACGCACTAGACGATTTGGCTGTGCACTGGGGTCTGCAAAAGAGAAAAACACCAGCAAATTGACCATCGGTGGTGTTGCCAAGGGAACCCTTGCACGGTATGTAGTGAATATGGTGGTGATTTGCGCTAAGCGCAGTGCCCACCGGCAGCAACGGACTCAATTCCGCCTATTTCTCTGGGTAGGTGACGCTCATCGGCATGCTTATGAGCGCGGAATGAATTCTGCGTTCGCATTCGCCGCCATCGTTTCCAGCCCTTGACCGCGGATGTACCGGCACTGGCGATAGACGTGGATGAGGAAGGTCGGTGCGATTTAGCCCCGGCCTTTTTTGTTTTTTCCACTTCGGCTGTTGGACCGTTCGGTAATGGCATAGAGGCACAAATGGCTGGTATATCGACGCGATGCACTGCCCTTCTAAGCCGCCAAGGCGAGTTCGGCTTTCGCTGCACGCTCCATAAAGCACCGTGAGCAATATACCGGAGAGACGTGGGAGCGGTCTCGTCAGCCCGTCGCCTTACCGCGGCGGGTTTTGCTATTCAGCTGCTATGCCAGGACTTCCGAGGATGGCTTTGAAGGCCTCACTCAGATTGCTGTAGCGTTCGAGCATCGCGGCCTTTTCCTGTTTCAGCCGATGCAGAAGTAGAAGCTCGGCGTCCGTGCAGTTGTTCGCCATGGCACGCAAACGCAGGTGGCCTTCGATCTCGACGATCTCCGAACGGTAAGTCTCAACTGCTCTGGAAACCCGCTGCTGGTGCTCCTGTAGGACGAAGCTCATTCCTTTACCCAACTCACATCATTCTCAGGCATGATAAAGATCAAGAACCGTCGCCGGGCGCGTGATTGACGGTATGGTTAACAGAGCACGAAATCTTGCTGCTCCGCACAGGCGACGGCCGCCTTATAGCCGCAGTCGGGTAACGGGTCTGGGGAAGTCCTCGTAGACAGACGCCGCGCAAGCGGGCCGACTAGGGCAGCTAAGCACCGGGAGCGATATCCCCGGAGGGACGTGGAAGCGTTTCCAACATCTCGTTCTACGGAACCCTGTCGCGTAGTACCCAACGATGAATTCGCTCCGGCTCGTCATCTGACCATGCCCACCAGTAATCGTGCTCCTCGTTGTAACCTTTGTGGGGGAATAGGCGGATAAGATGTTCAATGAGTTCTTTAGCCTCGGCCCTGGTGTCAGGGGCAGGAATAGAATCCTCAAACAGCCCATGTTCATCGCCACGTTGCCTGACCGTTTCAATGAACCATCTCATCCAATCCTCCCCAAGGTTCACCCATGCCAGTCCTAAAGAACGCACGGCATGAGACGTTCGCGCAAGAGCAACCGGAAGGCAAGTGATGGCATCGCTGGCGCGCCCCTATCCACCAGAGACCATGATGGAAATCGGCGGAAAGCCTTTCGAGCCCGCCCCTGATATCGCCGCATGGGTTGAAGCGACCTTTCTCGACGATGCATCGCCCGTCACCAACCCTGATCATGGCCACCTGGCGAATGCTCACATCGGCTACCTCTGGACTGCGATCGAGAACAACAGCAAGGGCCGTCGCGTCATAGGCCAGTGCGAGACTGGATCACCACAGGGCGCTATGGGCAAATGGTCCCGCGCCCGTGCAGTCCAGCAGATCGAAGAGTGGTTCGGTTCCTTGCCGGACTTCATCATCACGCTCGATGCTGCCTATTGCGCGCAATGTGGTGATGCGGAGTTCATGGCACTGGTGGAGCACGAGCTCTATCACGCCGCCCAGGACGTCAATGCCTTTGGAGCTCCGAAGTTCAGCAAGAGCACAGGGGAGCCGGTCTTCGTAATCCGAGGCCATGACGTCGAGCAGTTCGTCGGTGTCGTCCGTCGCTATGGTGCAGATGCATCCGGAGTGCGGGAGATGATCGACGCTGCCAACCGTCCGCCGGAGATCGCCCGCGCCCGGATCGAACATGCATGCGGGACGTGCCAGCTGCGCGTTGCCTGATAATTGACAGGGCCTTGACCAGACAATGGCGAAAGCAAAGCTCACCGATGAGGTGAAGACCTACATCGTGCAGGCGATCGCATGCTTCGACAGCCCTTCGATTGTTGCCGCCTCGGTCAAGAAGGAATTCGGCGTCGACATCAGCCGGCAGCTCGTTGAAACCTACGACCCGACGAAGAAGGCAGCCGCCAAGATCGCGCCGAAGTGGACGGCTCTCCACGAAGAGACCCGAAAGACGTTCCTCGAAGACACGGCTTCCATCGCCATCAGCCATCGCGCCGTTCGTCTTCGCGCTCTCCAGCGCATGGCAGACAAGGCGGAAGGGCAGGGCAACATGGTGCTGGCTTCATCCCTGCTGGAGCAGGCGGCAACCCGCTGCTGATTTGCAACGTCCCCAGATCCAGTTCGACCTCAAGCTTCACAGAGCCGCCCGATACGACCACGCAGCCGATAGCGATCATCTCGCCTTCTGCACGCACGTTCTGTCGGGTCTGGTAGGTGTTCTTGCTGATGCCCGCGCCATCCCAGACGGCCACGTCCCACTGGCCGACATCCCACACGGAAGCGCCTGTCAGGTTCTGCGACACGGCTCCGAACGCAGGGATCGTCTTATCCATGTCAGCACGCGCGAAGAGCAGGACGGCCGGCTTTTCCGACGCTTTGAGAAACATTTTCGCCCTCGAAGCTACCTCACCCTGGCCAAATCCACCGACCGGCAAAAAGCTGGAAAGGTATGAAGCTTGGAAGGCGAGACCATCGTCGGCACCCGTGTAGTCGCCATGCCAAACCAGCCCGGCATTCGATCCGAAGAACAGGTTCTTCTGGTGCGGTGCATAGCACGTGGCCAACCAGTTGCTGATGCCGCCTTCGATTTCGGCGTGAACTCGCACCCGACCACCGCGGTGAAGAAGTTGCAGAAGGTACTCGGCATCCGACAGGACGGCCACGCCGGTGAGATTACGGCCAGGGCTGCCGCGACTTATCCAGGCGGCGTTCAGAAGCTGATTCGGGATTTCTGCGACGAGCGCATGGTCTACCTACGTTCGCTTGGAGGTCCGCAGGGCTTCGGGCCGAACGGCCGCGGCTGGACCATCCGCGTGACCGGCAAAGATCCGAAGAGGGAATGGAAGGATCAGCCCGGCGTCGTGGGCAACGCCATCCGCATTGCCGGCAGCTTCCCCCAGAGCCCGCTGGTGCAGACTGCCGCGCCCGTGCCCGTCTCGGCACCTCCGGAAGCGCAGGCCAGGGCCGATGTGAAGAGCACGGGCCTGATTGAGATCGTCAAGAAGCCGGAAGCCTGGGGACCGCTGGGCGGGCTCATGTCTGCCGGCGCGGCACTCACAGCCGGCAGTGGTCCGGTGCAGTGGGCATTTGCTGCTGCCATGGTCGCGGCTGTTGCCGTCGGCATCTGGTACTTCGTCCACCGTGTTCGCGAGGGCAAGTGATGTTCTTGACGCCTCGAATCATCGGCCTTCTGGCCATCCTCGCCGTGATCGGCGCAGCTGCCCTTTGGATCTATCGCGAGGGCGGTGAAGACACCCGCAACGCCAACGAAAGGCAGAACAATGAAGCCGCAACTCGCGCTGATGAAGGCGCTCTTGACTATGATGCCTGCCGTGATGCTGGCCGGGTGTGGAGTTTCGGGGCCGGCAACTGTCTCCGGGCTGAAGCGCGTGGTCGGAACTGACCTGCTTGGCGCCCGCGGCTTGACGGATTTCGATCAGCGCAAGATTGACCGGACAGTGGTTCGGTTGTGCGCCGGCGGCGTCTACAGCACGAAAGAATGCGCGCTGCATGATCAGAAGTAGGAGACATAAACATCGCGTGTGCAGCTCATCTTCATAAAGTCGCACTACCGCCGCTGCTAATGGCGGGACGCACACTCCAGTTGACTTACCGTCGAGAATCTACAACCGTCCAGTAAGTTTCGGTGGGGGACGGGAATGAGTAGGAAGCGTTGCAAAATCCATTATCGAAGGCTTCGCCGCGGTGACGGACAATTCCCTGATACGAGCTTAAGTGCGAAAATTGCTGAAGCATTGAAAGTCAAAAAAGACGGCACGTTGCTAGGCGACAGCGTTCGACTTCGTATCGCCGACGTTCCAAGGGCGGAAGGCTATCAGCGAGTTCTAAACGATTTCCATATAGGCGAAAATTACGTCTTCGGCGACATGTGTCTATTCTCACCTGGACAGATGCAAGCGCTTCTCCAGCTTGCGAACGACCCCGAGCATGCGACGCTCGATGAAGTGATGAAGGCCTGGGCAATAGCGGAGCGAAAAGCTCCTGACGACCACGAGTATCTTCACGGCGTAGCATACTGGATGGCGATAGGAGACCATTTCTACCAGATCCAGCATGTTGCCATGCAGACGAAGGCAAGTGAGGAATATCTTACTTGGTTTCTGCGCGAGCAGTCTCAGGTCATCGGCGCCAACAATTATGTCGAGTTGCAATTCGAGTTCGACCGCGCCCAGGTAGGCAGTGATTTGGGCGATGTGAAATCGATCGAGGTCGGCGGTTTGGTGCCCGAAACGATTATTCCCAACACGATAGCTCAAGCGCCGAAAGTCGTAGCTCGGGACGTGGAAACGCATGAAAGTCTAGGCGAGAAGGTTGCCGCCGGTTGGGGCAAGGCTAAGAGCGTTCTCAATTCATTGCTGGGTGAGGTCGAGGCTGACAAGCTGATCGCGCAGATGCCCGCCGACGCGGCCCTAGAGGTGACCGTAAACATCGGCTATCGAGCAACGAAGCGGAAGTTCCAGAAAGAATTCATGAAGAACTTGGCTTCCGGCCTCCGCAACGCCCCCGATGGTGAGTTGCGTGTCCGGGGCGTCGATGGTGAGATAAAGGGCGATGATGCTCGGCTGTCGGCTGACATGTCGATTAAGAAGATGTCAGATAGCAGCAATCTGCTCGATATTCCTCACGTGATCGAACAAATCCTAGAGGTTCATCGTCGCTTCCTCCACGATGGCAAGATTACCGAATAGTGGTATGGTGAGCCATGAAGATAAAGATACCCCATCTGGTGCTGCCAGTTTGCGGAGGAGCGATAGCAGCAGCTTTCGTCACCGTTGATTTCTGGGATGCGTCAAAGGCGGCTATTCTAACCGCCTTATCTGTCATCGGTGCCGGTGTACTTGTGCGACTCGCTCGCGGACTGCCTTTTACAAATGCCGATCAATTCCAAGTCGAAGAGGCTCGGAAAGTAGCATCGGCCATAAAGCAATCTATTCGCGCGCTCAGGGTGCTCATAATCATCATTTTCGCTACAATGGCATCGCTCGTTGTTGTAAAGGGCGTCGTAAGCTCGATAGCTTTGCGCTGGCCAGATGTAGCGGTGACAGCAAACGAAATCTCATCCGGTATTGTCGGACTGCTTCTCAGCTATATCCTTGTTCGCATTACAGCTGTTATTCAGGGAGACGTTGGACTCGTTGACTTGCAATCTGATTATTTCGTTAAAGCGGTTGAGCGAAAGCAGGCGGAACGGTTCGAGAAATCTCAAGCTAAAGCCGCCGATCTGCCGCTTTCAAACCCTTCTGGCTACGGCAAGGTCATTCAGTAACATTCAACTCATCCCCAAAAATAATGGGGGCAATCAAATGTATTTTCGCGCAGTGGAACCCGCGCCGTTTTTAAACTAAAAAAACCCTCGCCAGGGATGACGAGGGCTTTCCATGCTGGAGGCCGCCGGTGGATCGGCGCAGAATTAATAAGCGCGCTTAGTATCTGACCGTCAACACACAAATGGTTGAGATCGACGCTCCATTAGCGCAACCTCAATGAAAAACCCTCGCCAGGAGATGACGAGGGTTCTTGTGACGGAGGTGGCCCGAACCGTCGGGACCGATGACAACATAGCCTGAAACGAGCCGCCTGCAATACGCTGAACCTTGTTATCCTGGCTACAATGGAATGAGGCCGCCGGCATCGTCCCGGTCATTGCCGATCCCGCGGATAGGGCTATCATGTCGCCCATGACCGACAGAAAGCTCAACATCATCCTGAAGACGCCGACCATCGACTTCTCCGGGGTGGTGCGGGTCGACGACTTAGTGCCTTTGATGTCCAAGCATGTGCCAAGCATCAGCGAGATGAGCGATGCGCTCTTATTCCTCGATCCTGGCGTCATGGGGCAGGGCACCTACGAGGGCATGGGTTGGTCTTTCGAGTTCACGGTGGTGCCGCCTGACGCCGGCTAATCTCCGACAGGTGCCGGGACTCGGCGCACGAATACCGATCGGCCATTGAAGCTATAGAGACCGGCTGCCAGCACAGCACGCACCAGGGCCATCCGCGGGTGGTCTCGAACGAGGTCAAACTCCAGGAGAGCCTGCTCCGCGTCCTCGCGCGTCAATTGCTCATGAAGCAATATCTCGCCACTGAAATCGTCGTGGATGGTGACATTGTAAACATCATCCGCCATCAGTTCACCTTCTTGCCCGCAACGTGCGTCACAGACTTGAACACGGCATCAACGTCCGGCGCCCGACTTGGGACCGCATTCCAGTCGGCGTCAAGGCAACACTGAGGGCAGGGCATCCCAGCCCCACCGCATCGACAGGCCAACGGCCCAGACCACGCCTTATGCGGGTGCTCCTCGCACACCCATCCTGTTTCCCTGCAGCGACGACAACCCTTCATCTCAGCCTCCGTGAAGCTGCAGAAGATGGAGTTGGGCGCCTGTCGGTCAACGAGACCGGAACGAGAACATAAACATCAGATATTGGAATGACGCATTGGAAGGACGCTCACGCTAATGCCGGGAACAACAGAAATGCTCAACGGGAACGGCACGTTCGATCCGATGGCTCAATATGCTCGCCTGTCCGAGCGGGTGGAGAACCAGGGCAAGGACATCGTCGATCTGCGCTCGAACATGAATACCGGGTTCCAGAGCGTCAACGCCAGCCTGACGACGTTGTCGAACGAACTGCGCAGCAACAGCAAGACGCAGTGGCCGGTGATCTGGGCGGCGGCCGGCGTATGCTTCACGGTCCTGGCGACCGGCGGCGCCTTCTTCTACAACAGCCTGAGCAAGGGCCAAGACCGGCTCGACGCTGCGGTGATCAAAAATGCGGAGCTGCAGCAGGCTTCAGTGAGCAAGCTTGCCGACACGACGCAACAGACCTTTACCCTGCTTGCTGACAAGGTCGTGACGCAGAAGGAGCTGGAATGGCGCACTGCTCGCGGACAAGAAGACCGCGCAAGAATGGAAGCCAATGTCGCCGATATTCGAGCTGGGCTCGTACCACGCGCCGAGCATGAATGGGTCTGGCAGAACTACACGAACAAGGACCAGGATCTGCAGCGCCAAGTGGATGAACTCAAGCAGGCGCAGGGCAGCGTGTACGGCGCCCGCGATGTCATCCTCGACCTTCGCCAACGTCTTGACCGTGTTGAGCGGGAGCGGATTTCAGGTCAGCCCTAGAACACATGAACCTAGGGCCTGGATATGGCATCGCGCCGCTTCGGTCAGCGCGACGGGAGGTAGTCAGGAGACTTTAATCCCGGAGGGCGACAAGCCGCGCCTCTGCCTCGGCCATTGAACATTCCGCGGCATAAGCTGGCAAGTGCACGAAGGCCGCTTGACGCCTTCATCTTCCGCTGTCGATCCGGACTTCAGTCTTCGTGTCTAGCACGATGTGCAGGTCACGAATCATGCTTGCTGCGTCGAGGAGGGCCGCCTTCACCTGGCCTTCTGAGGCATACCCCAGGGTGACGGCATCCGAGGCCGCGCGCAGACTTGTGAGGGCATCGCCAGTCGTGCTGCTAACCGGGATGCCTATGATCTCTCGCATATCGATGATGATCAGGATGGCTTTGTCTAGGAGACGCTTCCTTTCGAAAGGCGTCTGTTTCCCCAGCTTGTTAGCTGCGAGTACGAGGCCCGATACAAATTCAGTGGTGCCGCTCACGGACGCTCCTCTAACGTGAGGCATTGTCACCATCGGCCATTCTCGGAGTCAAGGTCAAGTGAACCGTCGGCGGCGCTCAACCGGCTGACAGCCGCCGGCGAGGCGCTGAACATGACGCTGATGGAGAGCAACCAGATCGCCAGAAAGAAAATCCGGGTCGATAAACAGCTTGCGGAGGAACTGGACAACTTCCGAGAAGAGATCCGCATACAGCGCGAGATCGGCCGGCGCGAGCGATGATGCAGGAACTTTCATAGAGGCGGCTTGTTCTAACGGCCCCAACGAGGAGGTTACTATGAAACTGATCACCATGACTGCCGCTCTAATGATGGCTGCGCCCGCCGCTTTTGCTCAGTCGGCTCCAAGCACTGAAGAATTTGTCATGAAGGCTTCCGCTAGCGACATGTTCGAGATCGAGTCGAGCAAGCTGGCTTTGAAGCATGGCGACAAGTCGGTCAAAACATTCGCCCAGCAGATGATCAAGGATCACGAGAAAACTACAAGCGAGATGAAGTCTATGATCTCCAGCGGGAAGCTGCAGGCAAAGCCCGCGACGGCGCTGCCTGAAAAGCTCAAAGCTGAAGTCAGTGATCTGGCGAAACTTGATGGCAAAAAATTCGACAAGGCATACATTGACGAACAAGTCGAAGCACACGAGACCGCGGTCAGCCTGTTCAAGAGCTACGCCCAGTCCGGAGAGAATGCTGAATTGAAGGCTTGGGCTGCAAAAACGCTGCCGGCGCTCGAACACCACTATATGATGGCCAAGGATCTCGACAAGAAGTGAGCTCATTCCATCAACGGGGCGGCAGAGGTGTCGCCCCGTTCACACGAACACCTAAGTTATCGACGCCCATTGCCCTGGCGGCTTTCGCACCACCTGTTGCCTTTGTTCGGCCACGGCTGGGCGAGGCCTTCCCTAAGCAGCACCTGGCCCGCATCCCGGCCATCGGGAAGCTTTACCCGAACCAGGTCCCGGCGATCTGAAGTTCGGTCCTTCTCGCCGCTGTCTGCGATACGGTATCCGCTCGCCATTAGCGCCTGCAGCCGCTCCGTTGCCTTCTTCCCGATTTGCTTTTCTCGATCACACTGCGCTTCGAACGTCTCCGGTGTGTCGATGTCGAGCAGCCGCATCTTGACGCCGGCCTGCCAGATCGTGTCGCCATCAACAACGCAGGTCACCTTTCGCGCCGCACGGTTCCCGCCGGAGCAGATGTCGATCGCGGCGGCGTGTTTCGGCAGGAAGCCCATCAAAGCGGCCAACGCGCAGCAGGCTAGCAGCCTCATGCTTCCGCCCCATGACGAGCAAGGCCGCGGTAGGTCTCCGGCTGATGCTCGTGGCAGAACCACTTCACCGTCATCCTGTCCTGCTCGAAGCCGTAGCAGCCCCAGCGCTGGCACCCCGGGTGCTCGCAGTAATGATTCTCATGGATGCTGGCTTCCGGCTGGCTGCTGTGGCCCTCGATGCTCATAGCAGCGCTCCCTGCGCCTCCTCGACCGGGAGAAGGATGAGCTTCTCGTCTGTCAACGGGCGCTGCAGGACCTTGGCTTCGTCCCACGGTGCATTCATCCAGACTTCAATCTCTTCTTCTGTCGTCAGAATGACGGGCATGGCTTTCGGATGGATCGGGCCAACGATTAAGTTCGGCTCGCAGGTGAGGAAGGCATAGAGGTCGTGCCAGCCATCACGCGGGGTCTTCATAGAGCCGCGCACGCCGTTCCAGCTCGTCCAGATGCCGGCGAAGAAGGCGAGGGGCTTGCTCTCATCGATTGCGAACCATCGCTTGGTCTTCTTCGGCTTGGTGTCCTCGTATTCGCAGAAGGTCGTCCAGGGGACGATGCAGCGGTTGTCCGGCCCTAGCCAGCGCCGCCAGTGCGGAGATCCGATGTTGCGGATGTTCGTTACACCGCAGTCGGGCTTGCCTTGTAGGATCGTCTGCGGGGTCGGCATGCCCCAGGTGAGCATTGCCATCTCGCGACCATCGGTCGTATTGCGAACCACTGGCGCAGGCCGATCGGGATAGACGTCCAGCGACGGCTGCAGGTTGCCCAGCCGGTCGAACGCCTTCGTCAGAGCCCGCAGCGCCTCTTGGTTGGTCGTGACGTTGTAGAGATTACACATGCCTCACATCCTCCTGTCGCGCCACACCGGCCGGCGGACTGTCTTCACGTCGACGAGCTCGCGGACCACCAGGCCAACCATCTCAGCTGCCACCAGCGTTCTGAATTCAACGACCATGTGGTCTTTGCTGCCGCAACGGTCGCACCGGAATTTCCGCTGCAAGTTGAGCACATGCAGGTTCTCCTGCAAGAGCTTCTCGATGTCGGTCGGCCGAAAATACCTGGTGATCTTGCAGGGGGCGCATCTCACTCTGACAAATTGCCCCTTGCTTTCAGCGTCGGAAAGCGTCGGGATCTGGTTCTCCCGGTAGGGGTGCGTCTTTCCTTTGTAGATGACAGATGGCACGGGATCAGCGCTCGAACTTTGGCTTCCAGCCGCGGGCGTAGCCACGGCTCCTGCACAGATCCAGCGTCAGCATCTCGTCACGCAGATGCCGGCAATCGGCGAGCAGCGTCTTCACCGCGGCAACGGCATCGCCGCCGTGGTCATGGAGGATCTCCGCCAGCTCAAGAGCTGTTTCATCAGGCGTCTCGTGGGAGATGGGATCTGCGGACATAGGCTACCCTTCGCGCCGAAACGCGTCTTCAAGTTTCGCTGCATGGATATGATGGTACCGCAGTCATCGCGGCTGAATGTTCTTATTATGTTCTGCGTTCCTGAAGAGTCAACGGAGATTCTTCTTAAGGTTTGTCTGATGCAATGCGGGCATGACAAAGCCGCCTCGCAAGCCACAGACAAAGCCGTTGCTGAAGGACAAACAGGCGCCGCTGCGCAGTCGGCCGGTTCGCAAGCGTGATCCTGAGCAGCCACGGCTTCCCTTCGATCCCATGCCTGAGCGTGTGGAGCCATGCCTGGCTCTTCTGAAACCCAAGCCGCCTCATGGCGATGAGTGGTCCTACGAGATCAAGTGGGACGGATACAGGATCGCTCTGCACATAGAACCGAACCGGGTCCGCATCATCACCCGCGGCGGGCATGACTGGACGCACCGCTTTCCGGCAATCGCCGACGCAGCACGCCAGCTTGGCCCTGTGACGATGATTCTGGACGGAGAGGCGGTCGTGCTGGACGAGCAAGGTCGGTCCGACTTCGGCCTCCTGCAAGGCTCACTCGGCGCCACAGGCAAGGCGGCCGGCAAGCTGCCGTCTCGCAGCTCAATCCTCTACGCCTTCGACATCCTCTACCTGGACGGCCATGACCTGACGCGGACGGAACATCGGGTGCGCCGGCATTTGCTTGAGGACGCACTGAAGGGGCAGGGCGGGGCTATTCGCGTGTCCGAGGAGTTCGACGCTGATCCGGATGCCATGATGAGGCACGCCTGCCAATACGGGCTTGAAGGAATTATCGCCAAGCACCGCGACCGGCCCTATCGATCCGGCCGCACCGGCGACTGGATCAAGATCAAGTGCATCCAAAGCGATGCGTTCGTCGTCATCGGCTACGAGCCGTCGACAGCCGTTCCAGGCGCCATAGCCAGCCTGCTGCTCGCCGCCCGGTATCGGGACGGCTTTGTCTACGTCGGAAATGTCGGAACAGGGTTCAAACATGACGAGGCGCGCTCACTGAAGAAGACGCTAGACAAGCTCAAGACGCGGCTGCCGCCAGTCAAGGTGCCGGGGAAGAACCTGGTGCTGACCAGCCCGACGCTAATCGCCGAGATCGAGTACCGGGCCTGGACAGGTGACGGTAAGCTCCGGCACGCCTCTTACAAGGGACTGCGAGAGCATCAGGACAATGCCGATATCTACGTGATGTCTGACGCAGCCAAGGGAGAAGATTAGAGGCAGCCCAATCAAGCGGCGGGCGGAAACGGTTTACATCGTGCCGGGATTCGTCAATGAAAAACGGGACGCCAGCTGTAAACGGATCGGCTAGAAGCCCTGCAAACGCTGGCTTTGGCTTCTGCCTTCTAAGCAGGTGGTCGCAGGTTCGAATCCTGCAGGGGTCGCCATTTACCGGTCTGTTCATCCCCATCACCGCTTCATCACATTACGAGCCCAAACCATCAAGGGCGCAGCCATCGCTGTGCCCTTGCGTGGTCGTCCTGTCTGCACGGATCAGACCTTGGCGGTGGCGGAGCTGTCGCGCAGCGCCAGGTATTTGGTCGTGACGCTGACGAGATTGTCGTCCAGCCACTGCGCCATGGCGACTTCCTCCTCGAGGTTTGCCTTGAGCGGTGTCACCAGCGCGGGCAGTCCCGCGAGCTTCCTCCCCACCCGCTGCATCGGCCATCCATCATCGGCACGTTCGCCGTCGAGGTTGATGCGGCAGAACCCTGGCTTGTCAGTCGGCCACTGACCCCCTTTTACCTGCAGGGGACCATAGCGCTTGTCCATCAGCGCCTCCGCAGAGCAGCCGTCGCAAGCTGGCGAGACCTTGGCGCAGCCGATCCACGGGTTCCAGGTGTGGCGCGTCCACGAGATCGATGAGCTTTCAGCCATTGGCGTTACCCTCGGAATTAAAATAATCAGACGGTGATGCAGCCTTTTGCCGCACCGATAGTTCGGTGGCCTTCAGAAAAGGAGGTACCACTATGACAGAGCAGACTGTGAAGGATGCGGACAAGACCATGTCGGAGAACGATGGGCACCGCCGCTTTAAGGAGAGCGTCGATACGTCAAAGACGCCCGAGGAGGAGTTAAAGGATCCACGCCGAGGTAAGGCAGGCCGATCCGACGCCATAATCAAATGAGCGACCACTTCACAAGGAGCAAATAAATGTCGGACGGAAACCAAGGCCCGGGTTGGTGGTTCGCTTGGGTGGGGCACGGCGATAGAAACATTGGCATGGTCCGCTTTCTCGCGGTACCAATCACGTTCATTGTCGTCTTCGGCGTGATCATGTGGTCGATCCTGCCGTAGCGATACTGACTGACACGGATCGAGTTGGGGGGCGGCCGCTCATTCTGGTAATGCCACCTCCCTCGTCTGCGGCGCTGAGCAGGCTTCCAAGGCCCCCTTTGCGACGCTCCTCATGAGGTCGCGCTGGCCATTGCTTCCAAAGGCTGCGTCGTAGGACATTGGGCGGGTCTTCTCTTCGTCCCAGAACTGCCCTGTTTCCAGAGAATTCGCCGTGCCAACGACTGATGCGTTGCAAACCAACAAGGGCGCAGCCATGGCTGCGCCCTTGCGTGGTCGTCCTGTCTGCACACCGCTTGGGATCAGACCTTGGCGGTGGCGCCGCTGTCGCGCAGCGCCAGGTATTTGGTCGTGACGCTGACGAGGTTGTCGTCCAGCCACTGCGCCATGGCGACTTCCTCCTCAAGGTTTGCCTTGAGCGGCGTCACCAGCGCGGGCAGTCCCGCGTATTCGGCAACCGTGATCAGCGACCGGTAGGCGGCGATCTCGAAATTCTCGAAGGCGAAGTTGGCAAAGGTATTCTTCAGGATTTCGTCTCCAGCCACCGAATGGCTCAGCGCTGCCATGGTGCCGGTCAGCGAAAGCGCCATGTCTTTCAGCGCCGACCGGTCTTCGGCAAGGCTTTCCAGCACCTCCTCGAGCCGCTGGATTTGCCCTTCCGTCTCGCGGATATGTAAATCCAGCTTGGCTGCGATCTCCGGATAATGTTCGATCCGGCTCAACTGCGGTTTCATGATGGAAAGCGCTTGGTTTTCCATCGCATGCGCATTCTTAAGTCCCGTTACCAGAACGTCTCTTGCGTGATTATCAGCCAT